TGGTCTCCCGGAATCCGCTGTTCTCCAGTACCACGGGGAGCACGGAGGAAAGCGTCTTTGCGCTCACCTCGTCGCTCTTTTCCCTGGGAAGGACCAGCGCCTCCGGGTAGTTGTCCATGGCGTCGGCGTGCTTGTTGGCGATGGCGTTGAACAGCCAGGCGCTTGTGGGCTTCGGCGTTTTCATCTGATCGCCGCCCCAGCCGTCCGGCCGATGTTCCTTGGGGCTCTTTACGACCTCCCAGTGGCGGAGCTCCCACCACTTTTCATCCTCGACGATGCGCTGCTCCAGGCGTTCCTTTCCGTCCTTGTACTTCTGGAGGATCCCGGCGGCCTTCCGGATCTCCTCAAGGCCGATGCGCTGCGTGCCCTCATGCTCCGCCAGCATGGCGGCCTGGGCCTCCGGCGGCGGCAAAAGCCCGTCCGGGCGTTCCGCTCCGGGCGCGGCGCTGTAAAGTCTCGCGGCGTCTTGGGTTCGTTTGAATCGCGACATAGCTCTCTCCTCACTCGTAAATCCTGTAGAATGCGTACCGATCCATCGGTTCGTCGTCCGTGGAAAGCGGATCGTACGGCTTCGGCACCGGCGGCTCCACCTTCGGCGGCGCGACCGGGTTGCGCATGCACACATAGCGAAGCTCGTCGTAGATGTGATCCTCGCCGGCAGTGTCGACGTCCTCGACGTTGCTCTGGGAGTACACCAGCGATGGCACCGTGCGGATGAAGTTCTCGCAGGTGCGGAAGACGTACAGCATCGGGACGCCGTTTTCGTCGAAGTGCAGCCGGTGATGCACCTGCATCTTCCCGGACAACCGCGTGTTGTCGCCCTTCTCGAAGAAGACCCGCTCCTTCTCCATCAGCGCGCCGGGGCTCTCCGTGCCCTGGCTGGCCCAAATCGCCGGATCGCCCACGCGGTGGATCGTCCGGCCCTTCAGGTTTGGATCCTCCGCCTCGATGCGCCGGATCTCCCGGGCGACGACGGCGGGCTCCAGCTTGACGCCCTCGTTCGGCGTCCCCGTGCAGCCGTAATACTCCCGAATGCGGTAAATCCGCTTGTCATGGTCCACGGCATACCAGCCCACGGAGAAGGGCCTGGCAAAGCCCCAGTCCAGCCCGCACCAGATGCTCCACTCCCTCGGCACCCGAAACGGCTTGATCACATGCGTGTTGATCCGATCGGCATAGTGTTCCGGATCGTTTCTCCACTCGCAGAAAACCTGCCCCGTGAAGCTGTCCCAGTCGCCGTAGAGCAGCGCCCTGCGGTCTGCGTCCGGGAGGGATGCCAGCTTCGTCAGGTATTCCGGATCGTTCTGAAGCAGGATCTCGTTGTCAAAGACGGTGGAGGGGATGAACACGCGGGATTTCCACCGGATTTCCTGCCGCCCGTCCGGAAAGCGGATCGGGACCTTGTCCCAGATCGTCTGCATCGGCGGCGCCGGCGTGATGAACCTCGCCTTGACCCACGCGTGGCCGATGCCGCCGGGGTTGGCCGTGGCCCGCATATAGCAGCGTGTGCCCGGCCCGTTCGGACGGTTCCGGGAAAACAGGTAGGAGTATTCCTCCCAGGTGAAGTGCGTCAGTTCGTCGAAGCAGATATAGTCATAGCGTTTGCCCTGGTAGTTCGTGCGGTCCTTCGGGTGCTGCATGCTCCCGAATATGACCTTCGCCCCGGAAGGGAAGCGCCACGTGTGCTTTTGGTCATTGTACTTTGCTCCGCGGATCGCCCGCGGATAGAGCTCATGCGAACGGTCGATCAGTTCGCTGAGCTGGGGATATGTCTTGCGGAGGATCAGGCCGCGGTAATGCGGGATCCCGACCTGACGGAGCGCCTCGGTGAGCGCGCAGTCGCTTTTGCCGCCTCCGGCCGCTCCGCCGTACAGCGCCTCGTCTTCCATTCTCGCCTGGAAGAGCGCCTGCCGCGGCTGCGGCGTCCATACGACGTTCACGTTACGACCTCCCCGTCGCTCTCTATCACGACGTCGGTCTCCGGCGGCTCCGGCAGCGGCGCCGTCGGCGCCAGATACAGAACGCCGGTTTCCTCGCCTGTGTCCGGGTTCCGGATCGATACCGGGCGGTACTCCCAGCGATCGCGGCGCCGGTTGGTCAGCCAGAACATCTGCGCCTGCACATTGCCCGGCACGTGCTGCTGGTCGACGCCCTGGATCAGTTCTTCGTATTCCCGGAGTTTCCGTCCGGTCTTCTTGTCATATTCCACGCGGCGGACCTTGAACGTCTTCCGCAGGTCCACCGTGTACCCCTTGGCCAGGTTGAACAGCGCGGCCTCGACGTCGTCATCTGCGGGCGCGCACGCTCGTGCGAAAGAGGCCAAGAAGTCCGAATAGTCTTTCTCGCCCTTTTCGCCTCTGGCAAGATAGCTTTTGAAGCTGGAATAGGAGACGCCGAGCTTCTCAGCGATCTCCTTTGCCGTTGCGCCCTTCTGCGCCCACAGCTCGATCCTGTCGAGGTTCGGCAGGATGTGTGTGTAGAACTTCGACTTCCCCAATTCCTCACCTCCGGGAGCAAGGGAAGGGGATCGTCACGGTTTGCGCTTCGCTGCGGTGACGACGTACTCTCCCGTCTCCGGGTCCTTCTCTGCGAAGACCGCATAGGTCTTGAGCGTTTCTTCGATCCTGATTTCCGGCAGGCGCAGCACAAAGGTTCCCGGGCTGGTCTCCTCGCCATGCACCGTGCATGCGACGGTGATGATGCTGTCGACGCTCCGGTTCATCTGCCGGATGGCCTTGTTGGCGTTATCAAGCTCTTCTCTGAGCCGCTTGATCTCCCTCTGCTTCTGGACCATCTTCCCTCTGAGCATATTCAGTTCCGCGTCTCCCATCTCGTCCGCCTCCTCATATTCGATCCGGAGTTGTCTCGCTATGGTACATCTCTGCCAGCCCTCGCCGCTGCAGCAGAACCTGGAAAGCCAGTCGTCGATGGAGGCCTTGCTGTTCATCCGGACGCGGCTGCCGCCCTCGCAGCGGATATTCAGATCCCGCTCCCGTTTGAAAAACGGGCATTTCACATAGGCGTGTCTGCGGTCTCTCACGGAGAACCACCTCTCTTATGCTTCGAGAATATGACAGGATGCACGCCGATTCAACAAGCGGGCGCGATTTGACATAATAATCCGGTTGATTTGACGAAATAATCCGTTTGAAACGGAAAAACCGGGCGGGGATCACTCCTCGCCCGGCGCAAATATCCGCCATTGGTACCCGTATGCTGTGCCTCCGCTCCGAACGGCCCGCAGAATATTGCTCGGATCGCCCTGATAGACCGCCCGCGCCGCCTCGCTGACCGACGCATAGACCGCGACACGCTCTCCGCCGCGCAGCTGCTCGACCATGATCTTCCCGGGCCTGCCCAGATCCGGCGGCATGCCGATCTCCTCCCGCCAGCGCCGGATCTGGTTCGGCCCCGTCCGGTATTTCCTGCAGAGCTCCTGCTGGGGCAGATGCGCGACGGCCGCAAAGTTTCTCGGCCGCTTCCTTCGATGCTTCATGCCGTCACCTCACTTCGTCCAGCTCCCGCAGGAGCGATGCGATTGTCCCCGCCGCCGACCTCAGCAGGGCGGTGGTCTCCTCGTCCAATGCCGACAGCTCTCTTTTCAGCGCGCTTTTGCTCAGCTCGATCATCTTTTCCCTTGCCTGGACCGTGCTCTCCGTCTCCTGGCGCAGCCACCACAGCGCGATCTCGTCCTCGCTCTCCCTAAAAGCGCACGGTTTGTCCTGCCCGACCTCGTCCGGCTCCTCCGGCTCGTTCGGGCACCAGTCGCAATCATAGCATTTGCAGAAGGCGCAGTTCCGCTTTCGATAGAGCGCCGTCCACGGCGCCGGCAGCTCCTTCATCGTGGCGAGGAACGCGGCCAGCCCCTCCGGCGATCTGCTCAGCAAGTCAAAGTATGTCGTCGTCCTTCACCTCCTTCTCATGCAGCATTCTCCGGTCGTCGTCGGAGGACCGCATAGGTGTACCATCCCTTGTTGAGTGCGTTCTTCGAGCCCTCGCAGTGGACGCACTCCCAGCCAGGATACTGGGCTTCGAACATGTTGTAGCCCATGCCCATCGCGGCGGCTTCTCCGAGATCGTCCGCCTCTTCGGCGTCCAGGCGCCCGTTGATCTCCTCCGGTTGCGGTCGTACGCAGTTCCTGGAGCAGCTCCAGCGCCGGTATGTCTCGCGCGCCTTCCCCTGCCCTGCGATATATGCCGTCAGCCCCTCGATGCCGTCTTTCCCGAACTGAAGGCGCCGCGTGTTGCACCGGCCGCGCCCCCAGAGCTCTTCCACGTCGTTCCGATCGACGCCTCCCGTGATGTACAGATGATGATGCCAGCGGCCCGACTTTTTGCCCGACTCGGTCCGCTTCATGTATTTGAGCTCCACGCCGGCGGCCTTGTAGAGCCGGCGCAGACGTTTGACGAAATTGCAGAGCTCGCGCTGTGCATCCTCCAGGTCGGCGGGCTCGGCTTCGTATGTGAGATCGAGCGCGTAATCACCCGGAAAGAAATTTGCCTCTGCCGTCCGGATCGCCTCATTGATGCTGTTCTTCTCGTTCAATGCCTGCTGGATCTCGGACGTTGGCTTGCACTTCGCCCTGCGCATCCCCGGCTTTTGGAAAACCGGATAGACGGAAACCTCCATCCGGTCCCCCGTCACATAGATCCGCTCCCTGGTGAATAACCTTCCGTTATATTTTCGCTTCTTCGCTCTGGTCATGCCGAAGCTCTCCCCTGCGCCATCCCGCCCTGTTCAGTCCGGGATGAATAATGAAACGCGCGCCCACCCTCCGGGCGGGTCCCCTCGCGCGACGATGTCCCTTAAGTTATGATTCCCTACGAGGACGAAAACCGCGCACGCGCACGCGATTTATATATAGTATCTGATCTCTCACCCTGCGGCAGGAGAATAAGGAACGCGCGCCCGCCCCTTGTGGGGCGGGTCCCCTCGCGCGATCATCCTCCTGCCGTACCGTCAGAAATCAGTCGCTATAGACTTCAATGGCGTCGATCCCGTAATCCACGCAGATCTGATGCTCTATCCTGCAGCCGCGGGCCCGCTCCCAGCCCTTTCCGAAGGCAGCGACGTCCGCCTCAGCGAGAAAACGGATGCTCTGGCTCAGGTACCGGACAGGCGCGTTTTTCTCGGTGAACGTGCGCCCGTCGACAAAGCTGTCGATGACCTCCAGCTTCTCGCCCAGGGCCGCCTCCGCTTTCTGGTGGATGCGTACCCGCTCTCCCAGAATGACCTCGTCCGGGACGCCTGCCATCGGGCAGGAGATAAACAGCTTCTTCATATCTTTTTCCCTCCTTCCTGTGTCTCGATATAGGTGATCGCGGCGTCGATGAGCTTCCACTGCGCCATGGTGCCCCGGACGTCGCCGATGTAGATCGCACGGATCAGCTCGGCGGTAATGGCGCCGTTGGCCGCCTTCTCCAACTTGGCGAAGGAACCCAGACCGCACCGCTCTCGGTAATCCTTGAGCCGCTGGAACACTCTGCGCTTCTCCGAAGCCCAGCGCCCCAGCTCGTCCGGCAGCTTTCCTTCGCCGTCATAATCGGAACGCGCGCCCTCTTCGTGGGTCCCCTCGCGCGATGATGTCCCGCCGTGTGTGTGTGTGTGTGTGTGTGTGTCGGGCGCTGGCGCGCCCGTTTTGTCTTCCTCGGTTTCGTCGTCGAGAACGTCGGGATCCACCATCCCGAGCCTCTCGTCCCTCTGGCCCTCTTCATAGACCCGCTGCGCCGCCACGGACGCAGGGGAGGGCGGTCTTGCGTCCGCTCCGCCGGCGCTCATGGCGTCGTTCACGGCCTCGCCGGCGACCAGCGCGGCATAAAGCCGCAGGCACTCGGCGAGCGTCAGATCACTCTCTTCCGGATCGTCATCGAAGGCGAGGCTGATCAGCTGCTCCACGACCTCGCTTGCTCGCTTCATAGGCTTGCCTCCGCCTTCTGCGCGATGGCCGCGACGCGCACCCATGCCATGGCGGACTGTCGCGCGACGCGCTCGATCTCCTTCAGATAAGCCGATTCTTCCGTGTCGTTTTTCGCCTTGACAGCGGTCCAAAGGCTCTTCAGGTTGTCCTTGAGGTCTTTCTCGACCGAGGTCTTCTCCTCGATTGCAGCGTTCAGGACGGCGTAGCTCTCGAATCCGCTGGCGAAGTGCTTGCCCTCCACCTCATTGATCCGCTCCCTCTCGCTGCCAATGCTGTGCACGACATCCTCGAAGAGTGATGTGATATGCTCGTCCGTCCTGGTCTCTTCCGCCTGAGCGACGGCCTCGGCTTCCGCCTGCTCCTCCGCCTGCTCAATCATGTCCTTGTCATCCATTTTCTGATGCTCCTTTCATCAAAGTAGATGGGCGGGGCCGGATTCGAACCGGCCCGGCACGGGCGTTGGCTCCCCCGTTCCGCGACCACGACCGCCCATAATGGCCCGCCGGGGCTCCTGGCGGGCCCCGCTTATCCCGCGGCGGAGCAGCTCACTCACCCAGAGCTGCCAGGGCTTTGGTCCGGTCGCAGAAATTACCCCTGGGCGCGGCGGTCCAGCAGTACGGAAACCCGCAAGCTCTGCATCCGGTCCTACCTGCCGGAATTGCACCGGCGCCGTCTCGTCGTCGTGCGCTTCACGGCTTCGCTTTCCGGCAAGCCGGAAAGCTTTTACGTTCAGCGCCTCCTCCTCTTCGGTCCACACC